CCCGAGGTCGTACCGCCTGTCGGCGTTGCGCTTGCTGCTGACTTCGATGACGTGGTTCGTGGTCCCGATTTTCAGGTTCAGCGTGAACGTGAGGTTGTGCTCGTCGGGGCAGTAGGTTGGTCCAAGGTGCATCTTGCTCTCCTGTGGTTCGCGTCCGTGCACACACACTCACGCCCGGGTGGCCCGCAGTCCAGCCAAAACCCGGGATTTCGCGGATTTATTTACGCAAAACCGGCCGCACTCGGCGGCCGGTTGCTTGTTGCTGGTTCGCAATTCAGGAAGCCATGGCCGTGAACTCGACGCCGCGGCCCCACATTTCCCTGACATGTTCGCGCGTGGCGTGTTCGCCACAGAGGAAGGGTTGCGCGAGAATCAGGAACGCCGGCCCTGCCCGGAGTGTCGCCCGGGCTTTGCAGCCCGGCGCTTCGCACTTGTAGTGCGGGTACTCGTCGCCGACTGGAACAAGAACGAGGTGCCCCGTTTCGCCGTCCTTGATGTGATCGCAGGCTTCGGCTGGCGTCGCGTGCCCTCTGCATCCGTCCCGGCAGGCGCCGTGCGTTCGGATGGAGCGGTCCTGCATGACGGTAAACCGGAACGTCCCGAGCCCCTTGCCGTTCTCGTCCGCCATCTCTCGCGCGCCGTAGTACCGCATCAGGCTCCGAACACTTTCATGACGCGGCCGAACAGGCCGGCAAAGATGTTGGTCGCGTGGCCCGCGCTTGCCATCACGACGTCGCGAATCGCCCGCATCGCTTCGATGCTGACGACTGTCTTGAGGTCGTACAGCGTCGACTCGACAATCGCGACCTCGCGGCCGACGTGCTGGCCCGCCGCCTGCTTGATCTTGAGCCGCGCGAGGTCTGTGAGCGCGCCCTTTACAAGTTCGAGCCCGTCGCCGGTGAGCTTGTTGAACGCGTCCTTGCCGACCGCCTTCGCCTTCTCGAGCAGCTCGAGCCCTTCCTTCTTGGCGAGCTCCTCGAGCGATTCCGCGAGCTCCTTCGCCTTGTCGCCGATGCTGTCGCTCATGGCTGATCCTTCGCTCTGGTGTGCCCAATTTCCTTGGCGAGCTCGTCGGCAAGGATGTTCGCCGACTTGTACTTCCGCTCCCGGCGCTCGAGCTTCTCCTCGCGCGTTCCGGTTGAGTCGTCAAGGAACCACGGCACGAACTGGCCGTCGTCAGTCTTGCGGTAGGCGTTGGGAACCATTTCGTTCCACTCCTCGACGACTGAGTCCGTCTGCAGGACGTACGCCTTCGCGGTGTCCTCGTTGATGGAAACACAGCCGGCCGCGAGCGCGGCCAGTGTGATAAGCATGAGTACGAACGTCTTCATGGGTCGCTCCTTCGCCGGAGCGTAACCCGGCCTAGCTTTCGGCGCAAGTGCCATTTGCCGGCGGCCGGCCGTTGAGTTTCTCGAGCTCGTCGATGCGCCGGTGCCCGTCCCGCGCGAGGTCGGCGGCAATCTGCGCCGCGAGCGCCGTGTCGCTCATCATCTTCGCGCCAACTTTCAGCTGGTCCTTGATGTTGATGATCTCCTCGATCAGCCGCGTCTGGCGCTTCTTGCTGTCAGCGAAGTATTGCAGCACACCAAGGCCGACGACTGCGAGCGCGATGTAGTACCACGGAATCTGCTGGCCAAGAATCTGCAAGCCCTCCTGACCGCCGAACCCGCCGGCGATTGACAGCAGCGCGAGTACGAACGGGTTGCCCTTCGCCTTTTCGATGAACGCCTTCACGATCTCCGCGTTGCTGGCGGGCATGAGCTTCTCGAGGTCGACCGCATCGTCGTTGTCGATTTCCTCGCGCTGTTCCGGGGTCAACTTGTCCGTGCTGATTCTTGCCATGGTGGCTCCTACCTATGCCCTGAAGAACGTCCACCATGAGGCGGACGATATCGCAGCGGCTGTCGTTCCAAGCTGCGCTCGACTCATGCTGACAATGTTTCCGCTGACGAACGTGAACTTGATGATCTCGCCGGTGTCGCGGTTGATGGCGTAGTCGTTCAGGACCGGCTGGGCGGTCTTGTCCGCTATGTCGCCGCTGGTGGCGCTGTCGGCGTAGTTGTTCGCGAACCGGAACGCGCCAATCTCATCGTAGCCGTCGGGCGTCACGTCTTCGATGTCGGCCCACGACCTGAGAACGTCTACGACAGCCGCATACTGCGCGTCGCTGAGGTTGACCGCCCACGTGACGAACACCGCGAACTTGCCGCCAGCATAGGTGAGGTGCTTGAACAGCTGGAGCAGCTTGTTGGTAGCCGTGGTTCCCGATCCGGTGCGGGCCTCGGACGCCTTGTCGATGGACGCGCAGTAGCCGGCCGTCGAGTCGTGACGCCCGGCAAGGACGCCCGGGTTGCTCTGCAAGAACGCCGAGACAATCCCGCCTGTGCCGCCACTCGCGCCGGCAACGTTGTAGATGGTGTCGCTCGCCAAGTTGCGGTGCGTCACGTATGGCCGCGTAGAGTCACCCGCGCTGTGGCCAACGATGCCGTCGTTGATGTACGCGCTCGAGTTGTTGAGCACGGGTGCGTCGAGCAGGCAGAGCATGGCGAACGTGTGCGCGTTCCCGTCGCCGTACCATCCGTATTCCGCGAGGTTCCTTAGCGCCCTGTAGTACTCGCTGTTGGCATCATCCATCACGAGCGCGGGCTTCGTTCCTATCGCTGCCGCCTCGACAACGCCGCCCTTGTTGGTCGCGCCTTCGTCCATGTAGACGCGGTCGCCAACCTGATCAAGCAGCCGGAACGCACGCTCTGTGTCTGCGGCAACCGTGTGGGTAACCAAGTAGACGCCAGCGTTGTCGGAAATACTTTGAGCCGTCGTGCCTCCAAAACCACGAGCGACCGTCAGCGTGTTCGCAGTGATCCCCGAAATCTTGAGGACTTCGGTCGATCCTTCCGGCTGGATGGTGTCACCGATACGAAAGACGGAACCGTCGTCAACGACGATGCTAGTAGAGACGTCGTCATACCCGCCGATGTTGTTGATCGCCGACAGCGCAACTGGTTCTACCTGTGGGTCGAATTTCAGCGCGTCAGTCTCTACAACGAACAGCGCCGTCGGCGCGGCGCCTGCGGCTGCCGTCAGCAGGTCGAGCAGAGACGATCCGCCGCCGCCCGCGGCCTTGTTCGCCGCCCCAACCGCTACAGCTGGTCCGATGATGAGTCCGCTCATGATGACAGCGTAGCCGGAGCCCGCCGACTTTCAAGTCTAACGGCTACTTGATGTTCAACAGGCTGGCGCTCAGGTAGGTCTTGGGTGCACCAGCCTTCACGCGGACGCTGAGCGTCCCGCTACCGTCGACGCCAAACGCGTAGAGCTCGATGTAGTCGGTCGCGCCGTTCAGATACACGACGTCCGAGCCGTGGCTTTCCGGGTAGGTGTCCTTCGTGACCGTTTCACCCGCGCCGACTCCGCTGTCTGTCGAGCCGCCCGAGTGGATCACTCCGTTCTTGTAGATGGCCGTTTTGAACGCGTAGAACTTGGCGGTGTTGAACGGAATCGACTCGGCCTCGCCAACGGCGTCATACAGCGCAAACTCGACGTTCCAATTGATCTGGTAGTAGCCCGCCACGTTCGGCGTGAAGCGGTACAGGGTCGCCGCGTCGAACGTGCTCTCGAGGTCGAAGCTCTCGGTGTCGAGCACCAGCTTCGTCCACGTGGCCTGAGCGAAGTCCTGATCACTGCCTTGGTAGGCACGGACGATGTTGTGCCGAACGCCGATGTAGACCTCGCCGCCGCCATCGTCTACGCCGCGGTAGTTGTTTGGGGTGTCGTTCTTGGCGTAGGTCTTGTACTTCGCGGCCGTCGATGCCGGCGGTGTCGCTTGCTCGCTGTGCGTCTGGTACTTGACGTTGTTGACGTCGTTGCCGTTGGCGTCGAGGTTGCCCGTCATTGCCCGCGTGCCGTCAATCAGCAGGTACTGCGGGTGATCGTCGCTCGACAGGTTGGAAAGGTCGCTGTGCGACGTCGCTCCGGTTGCCGTGAACTGCTGCACGAAAGCCGACTGCAGCGACTCGAAGCTCGCCGCGCTTTTCTGGATGATGATCTTCGCCGCAAGCACGCCGTGCCCGAGTTGGAAGTGGGGCGGGATATCGCTGGGCGGAGTGGCGTCCTGCGCGTCCTTGAGCGTGTAGTCGTCGCGGCCGTAGACTACGTACACGTGATCGTCGACGCCGATGTAGACCCAATGCACGCCGTACTTGTTGCTGCCGAGCGTCGCAAGCGCGCCGCTGCCATCGTCGTACTGCGTATTGTCGATCTGCGCCTGCGAAGCTACCGCCGTCCATCCGCCGCCGCCGTCGCGGTAGAAGTAGGTGAACCTGTCGGCGCCTGAACTGTTGAATCCGCCGGCGAGCGTGGTGATCTGGTTGAGCGAAATCCAGCCGGTGAACTCGGTGACCGTGATGTTGCGCGTGCCTGTTTCCCCGACGACTCCGCCAGACTCCCGCGTGAGCCCGAACGTGCGGTACAGCCGCTCGCTGAGCATGTGAAGCGCGTTGGCAACGAACTCGCGCCGCGGCGTCGGGTGGACGACAAGCCCGCTGCGGTACACCGTGCCGAGGAACAGGTTGGTGTTGTGGTCGGTGCGTTCCGCCGTGGTCACTACGATCTGCGGGGCGCCACCGTTGTACTCGACGTAGATGTAGCTGATCGCAGCGTCCGTCGGCGTGTAGCCCGTGACCGCCGACCATTCGAACGACAGCACTTCAGCCGTGTCAGAGTCCGTCGCGCGGATGAAGCCAGCTCCGGCCGCAATGTCGATATTGCCGCCGCCGGCGTCGGTGATGCCACCGCCGGAAATGACGCCGCTCGACAGCATGGCGTCGAGCTTCTCTTGCAGCTGATTCAGCGCCGGCGCACCAATGACCGGGATGCCGATTTCGCTCGTCTGCACCTGCGCCGACTCGACGTCCGAACCGACACGCTTGAGGTACTGGCCCGCCGTGAGGTCGCGAAGGTTGAGCGACGATCCATCCGGCGTGACGATCTTCGGGTTGCGGGTCTGAGTCATTGCGCCACCACCTTCTGAATCTTGTACCAGACCTCGAGCTCGCCACTGATGAGCCCGTCCATAGAGTCGCTCGCGGTGAATCTGGCTACGATGCCCGTAGTCGCCTCGAGGTCAAGCACAGGAGCCGCGAGCGGGGCGTAGCGCGAGAGCGGAAGCGGCGTGCCGATGAGCTCGAGCTCCTCAACGAAATCGTCGGCGCCACCGCCGCTCTTGCCAACCTGCACAGTGAGCGACGCCATGCCGTCCCACTCGAGCGTCGCCTTCGCGATGAACGCGATGATCTCGTAGCCGGCCGGCACTACCGCGACGTCGTAATCGAGCAACGTCCCCGGGTCGTTGATATCCGTGTACGAAACCGTCGCCTTCTTCCAGTGCGGGCCTTCCGGGTAGACCTGACCGTTGGGCGCGTAAACCGTGTTCTTGAACTCGACCGTCTTCGCGTCGTCATGGGCCCCTGTGTCGTCAAGACACTCGACCTCGAGCGCGTCGCTGGCGTCTACCGAGTTTGTCCCGCGTTTCAGGCGCCAGCCGTCAACTGCTGGCCCGTAGTTGTCGGCGTCCTGCCCTTCAACCGGCCGCGCGCCAATGTAGAGCGGGGACTCCGGCCTGAGCACAACGCCGGCGGTGACGTTGCTGGCGTCTTCGCTCGCCGGGTCTACATCCGGCCCGTGGAACACGAACGACGACACGACCGCGATGTTCTTGATCTGGCGCGGCTCGATCGCAATGCCGGCCATGGGCGTGATGCAGATGGACGCCGGCGCCTTGCCTTGCTCGATGTACTCCTGAATCGTCCGGCTGTCGGCCGCCGCAAGAGTGTTCTCGCGGCGATGCTTGTCTGTGACCGCGTAGAAGTCGAGCGCCGGAAGCATGAGCTTGTCGAGCATCATCGCCGGAAGGATGGAGCCGGCGGGTGCTGAGCGCCGCGCATGCGAATCCCTCTCGGCTCTGGCGCCGGTGATCGGCCCGTCGGTTGACTGGTTGGCCTTCCGACGTGCCGCTTCCTCTGTCTGCTTCGCGAGCGCGCCGCGGAGCTCCTCAGCCGTCTTGGCGTCGTCAATGGCCTTGCGCCGGCGGCGGTACTCGTCCTCGATTTCCTTGAGCCGCTTCGCCTTGCTCGAGCCGGCCTTCGCTTCCGCCTCGCGCTTCTCTGCCGCCTCGCGCCGGTCGAGCTCCTTCTTGACCGAGTCCTTCACCTTCTCGAGCAAGCCGGCGTCGACCTTCGATGATGCCGTGCCTTTCGGAGCGTCCTCGGGACGTCCGACGCCGGGCTTCTTCGCAGCGCCACCGCCGCCACCGCCGCCGGCCGATCCGCCGGAAATCGCGTCGCGGGCTTCTTCTTCGGCCTGACGCCGCAAGTCCTGCCGTTCCTTGACGCCCATGCGGGGCTCGCAGGCTGCGCGCCTTCTGGCGATTTCGGCCGCCACCGCGCGACGTGCTGCGATGCGCGCTTGCGCGCCCGGGTTGGTGTGTCCGTATTCTTTCAGCCTCGCCCGCTTGTTAGCGCGCTCTTGTGCATCTTTGGCCTGCCGTTGCGCCTTCTCTTTGAGCTTCGCGAGAGCCTCTGCGAGTCGCGCCGCCCGTTTCGGCTGTCCGCGGCGCTTCGCTTTGGCAAGCCGCTCGAGCAGCGATTGAATCCGCCGCCAGACGGAAGGCGACACGCCGTCGGGGCGCGGTCCGATATCCGGCGCCTCGTCCCGGTTGCCGCCGCCGGCGATGCGGGGACCGTCGCGCCCGGGCTGCTGCCGGCACTTCTTCTTGCGCCGGTTGTCGTCTAGATCGTCGTGGTCGCCGCGAGGCTTCGGCCTCGGCTCCTTGTTGTCGGGGTCCGGGTCGCCCTTCTTGTCACCGCCTCGTCCGCCGGGGCCACCACCGCCGCCGCCGGGGCCACCACCGCCGCCTCGGCCACCACCGCCGCCACCGCCGCCGCCGCCGGCCGACGGTGCGCCACCGCCGCCGAACTGCCCTTGGGGTGATCCGCCCGAAGTCTGAGGCGCAATCATGTGCTCCTCGACTTCGATCTCCCAAACGCCGTAGCCCTGTGTCGGCTGGCCGTTTACGTCGAACTGCGTGTTTCTCCGGTTGGGGTTGAGGAACAGCCGGCCCTTGCCGAAAAATGGCGGCTGCAGGTGGACGCCACCAACTACACCGCCGCCGGCCCCGAGGTGCCCGCCCGACACCCGCCAGCCGACAGGAACCGTGTCGAACGCGTACCTCGAATCGTCGAAGTCGAGCGGCGCCGGGGCGTCGGTCTGCTGCTCCGGGTTGCCAAACTTCGCTGTCCGGTAGTCGAGCATGATTGCTCGAAACGGAATCTGCCGGTTGTTGCGCCCGAGCTCCGTGGCGTTCGTTGGATCGGCCGCAAATGGCCCGTTGCGGTTCCAGACGCCCATGCCGACGATGCGCTCGCCGAGCTGGCCCGCGTACTGGCCAACCTTGTTGAACACGAACGCCATATTGCCGTCGAGGTTCTTGTCCTCGAGGCTCATGGCGTTCAGGCTGATAACGTACCGACTGCCCATCTGAGGCGGGAGCGCGACCACGTAGAACGCGCTGCTGAGCCCGCCGTCGCCGTCAAGCTGGTCGAACTCGTCCGTGCCGAACACTATGCTTTCGCCGGCCGGCCGCTTCGTTCCGAGGTGGTTGACGCGCAGACCAACAGCGGCGTCCGGGTGGAAGATGACGCGGTCTTCGTCTAGATCGGTGCCGGCGACAATGATGCCGGTTGTCCCCGGGGCGACGTCCTTTGTTCCGTCAGGAAGCTGCCAGCGCGGAAATGGCTTGTGATTCGGGTCGGCTCGGCCGTTGTTGTCAAGTGCATGGAGCTCAGGCGCCGCCGTGCTGGCTTGGATGATGCCGGGGAGAGCGAACGACCACAGGCCCGGCTGGGGACTGTTGCCTTCTGTCATCACGAGGTTGCGCCGAACGCGCCCTTCCTCGCTGACCCGTGGATAGCCGAACTGGTTGATCGTGTCGACGCCGCGGGCGATGGGCAGGCCGCGACTGCCGGGCTCGAGCGCCGGCTGAACTGTGTTGTTGCCTAGTTCTTCCTGCCGGCTGTCTCTCGTCTGTCTCATAGTCCGGTCGCTCCGCCTTGTGCTGGTAGCTGCCTTACGGTAGCGCGCAGCACGTCGGCGGGCAACCTCGAGAGAAGGTTGTCGGGCGTCCTGTACCTCTCGGCTCGCAGGCTGATTGTGACCCTGCCGCCTTGAGCGTAGGTGTAGATGATGGACCGGAGCGAGCCAGTGGGGCGGATTCTGGCGTTGATCTTGCCCGGGTAGATGACCATATCGCCCTCGAACTGGTCGTTGTACGTCTTGTAGATTCGCTCGTTCTCCGCGGTGATGATCGCTGAAATCACCGCTTCGTTGACGAACCTGCCCCGGGCGCCGACAGCCTGCGCTGCCGGGTTCTGCGTGGGCCTGTACTCCCCGAGCTCGTAGGGCGCGATGCCGTGAGTGAACCGCGCGTCCTCGAGCCTGATGCGGCGCTGGACGAGCGGGCCATTGCCGACGACTGCAACAACCGAGCCGTCCTGCTTCTTCATCGCCGGCGGGCTTCGCATTTCGCGGTACATGCGCCGCTTGTCACGGTACAGGTCCGGCACGACCGACAGAACGAACGTGCACTCCCAATCGACTTTCAAGCCCGTGCCTGAGAACGACTCGCGGTCGTTGTAGCTGTAGTTGGTGTCCTGCCGGATGTAGTAGCCTTCGTCCGCTGCCTCGCCCGGCACGACCGACTTGACCGCGCCCGGCCGGTCGTAATCCTGCCCCCAATCAACGCGGATGAGCCCGAGGTCCGCGTCCTCGATGGTGACCCGCGCGCCGCTGATCGGTACGTACTTCTGCCGGCGCACCCTGTTTCCCGTGCTCTGCTCGAGCTCCGTGAACGAGTCGAGTACGACGCCATCGGGCATTTCCTGCGGAAGCATCACGCTCGAGGGGACGAGCCACGAAACAGTCGAGAACACCGAGCTCGGCGCCCGCGTGCGCGTGACTTCGTCGAGCATATCCGCGTGCAGCGCCTCGAGCTCGCGAATCTGCTCGATCACGTACCTCGGAACCTCGAACAGTGTGCGGAAGTCCTTCTCGATGGCGTCCTTGACGATGGCGGCCGTCGGGTCAATCGCGTACTTCACAAGCCCTGCGGCCGCCGCCGATCCCTTCTGCATGAGCGCCGCGCCGGTGATCATGAACGCGTCGGCGCCGTAGTAGCGAAGCAGGTCATCCGTGGTGATCCCGGCCATGCCGTACAGCGTGCCGAAGCCCTCGAGTGCCTTGTCGATGCTGACGACTGTCCCTCGGGGGACCGGGTTGCCCTTCTCGTCCGTGGTCTGGCTGTCGATCACGGTGCGGGTGACGTTCCGAACGTAGACGATGCCGGCCTTCAACTGAGCCGCCGCATCGTCGAACGACGTCGCGACCGGGTCGCGCGTGGTGGCGCCGACTGACTGCTGCCGGAAGGTGAACAGCATTTCAATTCGCGGGGTGACAAGGTGCTCGATCGCTGCCGGCCGGATGGCCTTGTAGTCGATCAATCTCATGTCCCCGTCGAGCCGCCCCGTGATGCCATTTGGGAACAGCCGGTTGAAGTCCCGCTCGACAAGCGGCTCCGTGCGGTCGTAGATGACGATCTTGCCGTCCTCGTCGATGTAGAGGTCGTTTCCTTCGAACGCAAGCATCCGGTTGATAACCGCGTCGGCATCTTCCCCGTCGATCGCTTCGTTCTGCGGGATGTAGGCGCTCTTGTTGGCGCGCGAGGTGTCGACGTCCACGCCGTTGTAGCCAAGAAGGTCGGTCAGGATGTACTGGATGATCTCGAGCGCCGTCCATGGGGTGCCGTCATCCTTGAGGGTGCGCTCGCGGTACAGAATCTTGGCCTCTCGCAGAAGATTCTGCCGACTGGTCGGCAGCTGCTTGAAGATGAGCACGTCGTTCGACTTCCGCGTGTGGTTGAAGTCGCGGAACACCTTCACTCGGTTCCAGCGGTAGCGGTCATCCTCGAGCGTGATCGTTTGGTGCGCGTAGTCGCTGGGCAGGTTGAGCTGGACGTTGAGCTTCTTGAACTTGATGGTGTTCTGGCGCGACGTGACGGTTTCGCCGGCCCCGCCGGTGATCTCGCCGATGATGTACTGCAGCGTCGCCTTGCCCTTTTCTGAGTTCTTGGCGTACCAATCTGCGAACCGGGGCGTCATGTTGATCGCCACGGATTGCGGCGACGTGCCGGACACGAAACCCCATGACAGACTGCCCTGAATCGGGAACGCCTTGCCGTTGAGCAGCAGCGCGTTGATGCCGGCCGCCTTGCTCATTTCAAGCGCGAGGTCACCGAGAACGGGAATCGGCGCGGGCTCCCTCGGTCCACCCTCTGCTTCAAGAGTCGGCATTGTCTACCCCGGTTGAGCCGGTTTCACCAACGTATTGTCGGGATCGTCCGGCGACGGAATGACAACATACCAATCCTTCGTGTAGTTTAGCGAGTACCTTTGCTCCTGAGTCCCGATCTGGTCACCGATGCCGATATCCGCGGTGCCGTGATTGGTGATGCCGCGCGACCGTACCCGCTGGGAAGGAATCAGGACCGCGCCGGCGATGCCGGCGATGCTGGGCGGTGGCGGATCGCCCGGGGCTGCCTGCGCGTACTCGGCAACGACTCGCTGCGTGAGCGTCATGATGGCGCCCGGTGAGAACGCAACCATCGTGAGCGGCTTCCCGTCGGTGATCTTCTCGACGCTGCCGTACACAAGCCTGTCGTCTACCGTCTCGTCGTAGGTGATGTACTGCGGCCCGTTGTCGCACCGGAACGTCCACGTCGCCCGGGCACTTTGGTTGGTGCTGCTGAAAGACTCGTCATCCGACTCGAGCACGACGCCGTCGCAACCGAACTGGTCCTTGAGTCGCTTGATCACCAGCGCCGCGATGCGTGTCTCGAGGTCGGCCCGCGAGGTGGCGAAACTCCGGTGGAACAGACACTCAAAACTGACCGTCACGAACTCGGCCGGAGTGTCGCTGTGGCCGCGGACAAGGTTGCGCCGGCGCGCGTGCGCCCACTTGCTGAACATGATGCCGGTGTCGAGTACCTCGCCGGCGCCTGAGTACGCGGTGACCGTTTCGAGACTCTCAACTTGGATGCTCTGGAAGCGCAGCTCGTTGTCGAATCGGTCATGCTCCGCGATTTCTCGCCTTGCCGGGAAGTAGGTGCCGCCACCGTACAGGCTGCGGACAGCCGACTCGAGCGTCGCGATGTTGGCGTCGAAATTGGCAAGCGCGCCAGAGCCGCCCGACGTGCCGGTGTACCGGCCCGAGAGCGTTATGGTCTTCATCCCCTGCTCGTCGGTGGTGAGGTCCGCTGTCCAGTCGCGAAGGCCATTGTCGCCGGCTTTGTCGTCTTTGAGGACCACTTCGACAACGAGCGTCAGGTACTGCCGGGCGCCGTCCGCGTCGAGCCCTCGCTTGCTGACCCGGCTGACGATGCGGGTCGCGCTGCCGGTCACCGAGTAGGTGATGCCGAACACCTGCAAGTCCTTGTCCGGCTTCTCGAGCGTGTTGAGCACTGAATCGAGCGAGCTGGCAAGAATCGAAAAGTTCGTGGTGAACCGGATTCTGACGTTGCCTTCGGTTTCGAACGTGATCTTGCCGTGTTGCGACGGCAGGGTGTACCCGTTGTAGATGACCGTCGCCATGATCAGCTCCCAACATCACCAAGCAGCGTGCGGCCGGCGGCTGCTGCGCCGCTCGCCCCAGCGCCGCGAAGCGCGGCCACGAGAATTGACGCGGCCTGCAGTTGCTTTTCTGCCGCCTCGTCCTGCTTCTCGGCCGCAAGCCCAAGCGCCTCGAGTAGCGGCCCGATGCCCGGGATGCGGTCGCCCACCTGACCGCCGATGCGCGCGACTTGGTCTGCCGCCTGCTCGAGTGCCGCGCCTGCGTCGACACCCTTCGACCGTGACGCAAGAATCTGCTGCAGCGCGACCGAGCCTTGCGCCCGCCGGCGTTCGATATCGGTGAGCGCGTTGATCTGCGTGCCGAGGCGCTCGTTCACCGCCTCGCGGATGCTCGCCGTGTCGGCGTTGGGCCCCTGAGCCAGCGCGATTGCTTCGGCCGCGGACTGCAGCTGCGTGAGCACCCGCTGAATCGTCTGTTGCTCGGTTTCGACCTGCGGCCCGAGTGCGCCCTTCACCGCCGCCGCGAGTGCCGGGCTGAGTGTGCCGGCGAGCCCCTCGAGTACCGCCGCCTGTTGTTCGGCCGCGGAAGTGCTCGCGTCGAACGCCGAACCGATTGAAGTCTCGAGGCTTTTCAGTGCGTCGGCGAACCGATTGAACAGCGCGGTTGCGGCGCCCGTGAGCAAGGCAGAACCGAGCCCACCACCACCACCGCCGCCGCCATGTTTCACGTCCCGGTCGCGCGTGAGCCGGTCAAGCTCGCTCGCGGCCTCGTCCTCGTTGACGATCCGAACGCGAAGATTGAGCTCGTCTATCTCGGCCATGGATTACCCCAACAGCGCCTTGTAGCGGGCCTCAAAGCTGTAAAGCCCGTCGCCTTCCGGCGTGAGCTCGTCGATTGACTCGAGGTAGAACGCGGCGCCGTAGACGTCGCCAGCCCGGTACTCGTAGTTGTCGTTCAGGTACTCGGCAATCTGAGCGTAGTAGCCGCGCGGGCTGTCGGCCGACTGCTGGGTGACGCCGTCCATGCCGCCGGAGTGGTCCCGGAGCATGATCTTGATTACGACGTCCTTGGTTCCGAGGTGCGGCTCCTCGCCGTCTGAGTTCTTCGCGCCGAATCTGACTTGCGCGTGCGGCGTTTCCTTGAAGTGCTTGGTATCGTCGATCAGCCCCGAGCCGGGCTCGGCGACGCGGAACAGCGGCTTGTTCTTGTACTGGAACGCCGTCAGGTCGGCGACGATCTTGTCAATCAACGAGGGTCCGGCCACCGCTTACTCCTGAGAGGATTCGCCGCAAGAGTACGTCTTGCTGCTCCGAGGGCAACGCCTCGAGCGCGATGCGCTCGGCCTTCCCCTTCCCGCACAGGGTATCATGGATCAGCTTCGCGAGCTTGGCAATCCGCAAATCGTCGACCATCGTCCGCGAGTGAATCCACCACTTCTGCAGCAGTCGCCCGCCTTCGTAGCGCCCCCAGCGCCGCCACTCGTCGCCCGTGACGTCGATGCCGGCCTCGATGAGCTGCCGGAAGTGGCCCTCTACGAACGAGAACAGAGCCGCGGCGGCTGCCTGCGGCTCCATCCTGTCGAGTACTTCCGGGTTCTCGATGATGGCGCAAAGCAGAATGAGAATCTGCTGTGCCGGCGGCCGTTGCTTGAGCCGCCTGTGCCGGCGCCATTCTCGGAATGCTGTGATCATGGGTGCGTGATGCGTGTCGAGTCGCCGATGCCGAGCGTCCGGTAGGTTTCCTGCGCGCCACCAACAAGCGTGTCGTCAGGGTACAGCTGGAACTCGAGCGCGAGCTTGCGGATTCGGAGTGTGCCGAACTCGATGATCCGCGAGGCGACAAGAACTGCCTTCATCGCGAGGATGTAGGGGTCCTTCGTCGGGTCGGTCGGCCTGAGCAGCAGGCGCTGGCCGTAGGACAGCAGATCATCGCCCGGCGTGAGGTCGCCGGGGATTTCTACGCGGCCCGTTCCGGTGTCGTCAAACTGGCCCGGGAACGCGACCTCGAGGTTCTTCTCATTCCACTGCCTGAGCACCGTCCGAAGCCGGATATCCTGCCCGGCAAAGAACGCGACGCCCGGCCCGCGCCCGCTCTCCTCGTTCGGGTCGAGGAAAGCCCACTCGCCGCGGTCGATCTCGATGCCCGAGTCCGTGAAACCGAGCGGGTACTCGTTGGCCGGCGTAACCGAGCCGTCGAGCGAGAGCGACTTCCAGATCAGCTCTCCCCGGGACGTTTTGATTTCAGACCGCGTGAACGCCATGGACTAGTCCTCCCAGCCGCTCGACGCAGCCGTGTCATGCGAAGGCACGAAACCGACGTGCCGCGCGAACATATCGCAGATATCACCGATGCTGGCGCCAGTGAGGTCCGCATCAACGACCGCGAGCCCGCCGCCGTTGTCAACTACCGTGACGACAACCGCGATGGTGCCCTCGACCGGCTTGCGCTGCTTGATGGTGAGGTTGCCGGATGACGACTCGGCTTCGTAGTCCGGCCCCGTGGGGATGGCGTTGATCGCCGCGGCTGCAGCTGCAACTGTGGTGGCGAGGTCGGTGTCGAAGTCGATCGCCTCGCGGAGCAGCTCGACGCCGCCGACTAGGATGCTGGAAATCTGGTCGCCGGCGGCTCCACCGCTGAACGCCTGAACGCCAGAGGCAACTGTGAGCCGGCGCGTGTGGGTGTGCTTGTCGTTGAGCCCGGGCGCCGTGATGCCGGCGATGATACCCGACGGCAAGCCGCCGACTGTCGGCAGGGTGTCACAGATCAAATCGTCGAGCCACAGGTTGCCACTGACTGAGCTGATCGTGATCGTGAGGATCGGCCGGCCGGTTTCGTCGAACGTCTCGCGCCACGCCGTCTCAGTGTCCGGGTCGACAACGTACTCGGTCCAGTCTACCGCGCCGACAATAACGAACGTGCCGGTGAGCGGGCTTGCGGCGCCTGCTGACGCGAGGCTCATCGTGAAGGTCGCGTTCGCGTCCGTCTTGGCTCGGATGCCGAGAACGTATGGCAGCACCTCGGACAGTGCGATTCCGTTCGCGACGAAATCAATGGTGATGGTGCAAGCCCCGGTGATCTTGAGACTTGCGGGATTGCCGCCGCGGTTCTCGGCGTACACCGTCCTGTCGAGCGCGACGTTCGCATCGCCGGCGGTGATGACGCAGCCCGGGATTTTGGTCGTGCCAGCGCCGCCTGACACGAAACTCTGGTCAAAGCTCGGGTTGCGGAAGAAGTTGGTGCGGCCCGGCCCGATGCTCGTGAGGCTCCCTTCACTGACACCGATGCCGGGACCGTCGAACTCGCTTACTTGGGAGCGGGCACTGCCCTTGACGTTCCAAACGTCTTGGCCAAGTAGGGCGAGGGATTGGGCGCGCGACTGCAGGGTGAATTCAAGGTTGTCGATGTTCGCCGACTCGTTCACCGTGCCGTCGGGCAGCTTTGAGTTGATCACCAGCGTCTGCGTGCCGGCGTTGCCTGCATCGTCGGCCGCGGCGTCGATGATTGTGCCGCGCTTCTTGAACGCGAGCCGAGGCGACTGGCGCCGCATGTAGAGGTCGAGGTCGAACGCGAGCTCGGCTACGCTCGAGGCTTCGCTGCGGATGGTTTCTCCGAACTCCTGCAGCACCGAAACGAGTAGCGCCGCGAAGTCGTTTGCCGGCGCCTCGTAGGCGCCCGTGAACGAATTGGCAAGTGCCGGGACCGCGTCGTACTCGTCCTTCGTGAGCTTCGCGAGTTTGTCCGCCCGCTGCCGGATGAGGTCGTAGCATTGCGACGCCTGCTTGTAGACTTCCTTGGCGTTGCGAAGGTCCGCGAGTGCGTCGACAAGAGCGGTCATCTGCTATCTCCGATTCGGCTTGTAGGTAACCGGGCTTACCCTGCGGTTTCCATCTTGTTGCAGGTTGGCGTCGGCGTCAATCCACAGCCTAAGATTCGTCCAGTGCTCATGCCAGATTTCCGTGTACCGATCCGACACCGTCTTCGCGAACTCGTTCGACCCGATGAGCTTCTCGCAGGCTTCTTTCAGCAGCGTCCAGACCTGCAGCTCCTTGAGCTGTTCGGGCGCCGCGATGATCGCAAGCTGGTAGCGACCGAGCAAGTCGACCGTGAAAGGTGACGCCTCGACCGTGCCATCGGATGCGCGGACAAACGTGCCGCGGCCGGTATCCTGCGCGTCGCGGATGAGCCGCTCGTCGATCTTGATCTTCGCTTCCTCGAGTAGCGGTTGCAGCCGGCGCGGGCCAGCGAGCGCGTTCTTGATGACCTGCCAAACAAGCTGCTGGTTCTCGCCGGGAATCTTCTCGAGCACGTCATCCTCGTCTGCGTAGCTGATGATGACGTCGAATTTGCCGCTCCCGGTGTATCTCAGGTGGCCAGAGAGCCCCGAGCCGTTCGCCTCCCCGAGCGTGATGAGCGCGTTCTCGGCCCCGGTGCCCGTGAGGACAGCCTCGCCGGCGGTGAACGTTCCGTCCGTGTTGATGGAGCGGTACAGGGTGACCGTTGTGCCCGACACCTCGCCCCAGAGCCGGCCGTTGTGTGTTTTCTCGCCGAGCCTGACGCCCGGCCCGCACCACCCGGTGATATCGACGTTTCGAACGAGCACGTCGCCGCTGAGCTGGCGGTGCGACACCTTCTCGATGTTCACGACTCCTGACGCCATTTACCCCGCCTTCCTTCTTACGCGTCGCCGCGGGTTGTTTCGCCCGACTGACTTCGCCTTTTGGATGAGCTGCTGCTTTGCCTTCTTGACCGCGCCCTTCTTGTCTACCTTCGTTTCCGCTTCGCGCAGAGCCTTCTGCAGCGCGTCGACGTGCCGCTTGTTGACGATCAGGATGCCGGCGCCCTGCTGGGTGTAGCCCTTCTCGTAGTACTTCATGTACGGAACGAGCCGGTGGAACTTCGCGCGGTCTAGGATCACCGTCGCCCGGCCGTCCCTGTCGGCTGTCGGGCGCTGGTAGTTGATGTACCACAGTTTCGAGCGGTCAAGCGTGCGCTGGGTCTTGCCAAAAAGGTGGCCCTTGCGGTTTCCGAATGGCAGCGACTGGCGGGCCTTCCACCTTCGGTACGCTGCTGACCGCGGGGGCTTGAGCGGCCCGAGGTTGGTGCGCTCTGCGAGGAACGCCTGTGCGATATCGTCCTGCACAAGCTCGCGGATGAACGAGTCGATCAGCTTCTCGGTGATGCCGCTCCCGGGGCGGATGCCGCGGATGACAAGCGAGCGGAACGACTGTTTCGTGACCGTCAACATGCGGTCAGCTTACAGGGTGCGGCCGTGGTTAGCTAGATTCCCCGCCGCCTTCTTCGGGTTGCGGCTGCGGGTTGGGTGAGCTTGCGACTCGGCCAAGTTGGAGCTGGCCCCACAGTGCGATGTAAACGACGCCGGACACCGTGAAGTTCCACTCGTACCAGTACCAGCCGGGGCGCAGGTCCGCGGTGTCTGCTGGGTCTGTCTCGACTGATGCTTCGCCGTCGGTCGGTGAGTCGAGCGTGACGCCGTCGCCTACCGTTTTCTCGAAGATCGCCGCGCCGGATTGCTGCTTGTAGACCTTGAAGCTCGAGGTGGCGCCGGTGAGGTTGACTACGTCGCCGTTGGCCTTCTTGACGACGACTTCCTCGACGATGCTCTCGCCGGCCGGATAGTAGAGTGCGCGGGACTCGCTCATGCTACCCAAGTAAGGTTCGTCGCCGTGGTGCCGGTGGAATTGATGCGGCGTGCCGCGACAGGAAGCAGGGTGCCGGCCGGGACCGCCGTGAAGGTGGCCGTGGCGTCGTTCTTGAACACGACAACCACGTCGCCAGCGCCGCCGACGTAAATGCCGCGCGTCAGCACCGGAAGATCGACAGTGTCGCTCGGCGTGACAGCGCCGCCTTCGTTGGCGGGCGCCCATGCGTTGCGGCGGTTGTCTGAGTTCTCTCGAGGGTCGGTCATGGCCGGCTCCTGCTACGTGAATGACTCGATGCTACTTGCCGCCGTGCTTGCGGTAAAGCGCCTCGATCTTTTTGATTCCGAGCGTCGGGTGGACTTTCTCGCCAGCCGCTTCGATGAACGCGACCATTTCCGACTTGCTGGGCCCGCTCTTGGCGTCCGGCGCTTCCTCGCGGCCGTCCGGGTCGGTTGCCGGCGGAGCTGCCGGCGCGGACTCGCCGTCGCCGGTGTCGGCCGGCGGTGTCGCGTCGCCGGAAACCGGCTGCGAGACGTCGCCGTTGGCCTCCGGTTGCTTCTTCGGTGCCGGGTTGGTGGTTTGTGTCGCCCGGGCCTTCGGTTCGCTGTAGCCGGCCGCGCGCCACGTTTTCTCGGCTTCGCTGCCGACGTTGACGATTACCTCGTTCTTGCCGTTCGTGAGTGTGACCGTTTTGATGACCTGCGCCATAACTTTCTCCTGTGAAATGAAAACCCGGCGGCAATGTAGCCCGCCGGGTAGTTCACTTCAAGAGCCTCGATCAACCGAGGACGCGGTTGGCGAGTTCGGCGCGCAGCGTCTTCACGCCGTAGAGAACGTCGAAGGCCCAATAGCGGGTCTTCTTGTTCGGGTCGCGCCACGTTTCCATCCGCAGGCTGATCCCGCTGATCGGGTCGGTCTGCTGCGCGATGGTGGAGCTTTCGCTCTGGCCCGTTTCGCCGTCCGCCAGCGGGCGCTGCACGAACACGAACGCGTCGCGGTGGAACATGAGGTTGTTCATGTACGTCGACGCAGCCGCGTCACGGATTACCGTGATCGCCGCGTTGTCCGCGAAGCCGCCGGTGGGCGCTGCCGGTTCGAAGGTGACGCCGGCGACCGCGCCACCGGCGAGCGAAATGCTTGGGTCGTTGGTGATGACGAACTGGCCGTCAACACCGGCGACGGTGAACAGGTCGCCCTTGTAGAGCGTGCCGCCGAGGGGCGTGCCGGTGTCGACGTTCATGGTCTTGGCGCCGGCCGCGACCGCGCCGTTCGTCTGCAGGGCGGTGATATCGCTCTGCGTGTGCGCCGGCATGTTCTGGTCGAGGAAGTGGTCGATGCCGACGATGCGGCCGAGCATGCCCTCGCGCAGCGCCTCGGTGCTCGCCGACTCGTTCACCTTGCGGATGTTGTCGATGTTCAGCAGCGCTTCCTCGGCCTCAACGTCGATGACGTGCCGGCGATTCTGCATCGGCACGCCGCGCTCGTTGAGCTTCTTGCGGCCTGCCAGCAGCGCGGCGATGCTGTTCGGCGTGGTGCCGGCCGTGCCGCTGTGACTGTACACGTCCTTGTACAGCTCGATGAGCGAGAGGTCGATGGCGTTGGCGATGGACTTCACCGCCGCCTCGGCCGCGCTGGGAAGCACGCCCTGAGTGACGGTGTCGAACATTTCCTTGTCCGTCATCTGGAACTTCTTGTACTTCCACTGGTCGAGCACCACGTCGACCTTGGGGTCGTCAAGGTCGGTGCTGCTCATGCCCGTCGCCGGGTCGAGCGTGTCGGCCGTGCCCATGGACTGCGGCAGGGGGACGCGGATCGTCTGGTTCTTGCTGGCCGCGATACCGTCGAGGTCGCGGTTCACGAGCGCCGCCATCACTGCGTTTTCGCGAAGCACAGGCAGCGCGAGCGGCAGGATCATCGTGCTCATGAGGTCGGTGAGAGTGTTAGCCATCTTTCGTTTTCTCCTCGCGGCCTACGATTGCTGAGGGCTACTCGCCTTCAACCTCGATTTCACCGCGTGCCTTGCGAGCTACGAGCGCCTTGCGGTCTGCATCGTTCGCCCGCCCCGTTTTCTCCTGCCACTCGGCAAGAGTGTACTTTTCTTTCGCGCCGGGCTTCTTCGGGTTGGTGTGCCCGCCAGCGCCGGCGCCACTGCTGGGCAGGAACATGAACGGCTTTTCCGTCTTGAGCTCGTTGATGAACGCCTCGGGGTTGTAGGGCCCCTTGGAGTCCTTCGTGTAGCGCGTGGTGCCGTCTTTGTTCTTCGCGACGATTTCCTCGCCGTCAAGGCCGAAGATTTCCATGCCGTCGCGAACAACGTAGTCGATGGCATCCGGCAGAACACCCGCTTTCTCTGCGTGCCGGCGGATCGCTCCACCGATGACAAGCTTGTGGTTAGTGCTGACGATCGACTCGAACTTCTGCTTGTACTCGTCGCGTTCCTTGCTGACCGCCTCGAGCTGCGAGTGGTGATTGCCGCGTTCGACTTTCAGCCGGCGCTCAATCAGCCCCTCGATGTTGCCAGATTGCAGAAGCTGCCGTTCCTCGTCGTCTCGGGCCTTCTTGAGCATTTCGCCAACGCTCTTGAGGTCCGTTGAGCCGCCGGCTCCGAGCGCCTTCTTGATTTCAGAAAGCTCGCCCTCGAGTCCGGTGGCCCGCTCCTTCCACTTCCGCCTGTCCGCGAGCAGCTCCCCGTTGTTCTTCTTCAAGCCGGCCGTGGCCTTGGCCACTTCCGCCTCAACGAGTTTCGCTACGTCAGGTGCGCCACCTTGCGGGTCGGAGCCTCCGCTTCCGCCCCCGCCTCCACCCCCGCCGGGTTCCGGCGAGCGCAGAATATTGCGCCAAGTCAAGAACATGATAGTCGTCCAGTAAGACGGGCTCCCCGCCGTGGGTTTCCCACGTGGCTAACCGTAGCGCCGTGCTACCGTTGCGTCAACTGCCTAGATTTATTTCCGGCCCGTCGCCGGTTTCGTGGATGACGATTGCCGGCGTGCCGACGTCCCGGCCAACAAGCCCGGTGCCAGAACAGGCGGGGCAGGCCGGGTCGGTGGCGCCGACGTCCGTCTCGCAGTAGCAGTCTAGGCATGGCCACTGGATGAGCGGCTCACACCAACAGCGCCGGCTTTCCCGGTGCGGGTAGCCGGCGCAAGGGATGACGTGGATATCACTACTCGTCCGACTCGAGAGCCGCGAGCTGCGCCTGTGCTTCCTCGAGCGTTTCATGCGTGCCCATGACCTTCCCGTCGGCGACCTTCACGACCGCGTACTTCCCGCCCCGCTTTTCGATGCGGTAGGGGTTGCCGTCCTGCACGACTTCGCCGTCATCATCGGGGTCGTCTTCGCCGCCCTCGTCGTCTTCTTCCTCGTCGCCCGTGGCGTTCGGGTCGCTTTCATCGGTCGGCGGTGCCGGCGGTGCCTTTGCGGCCTTCGCCGCATTGTCCCGCTCGATGCGCTCTTTCCACTCGTCGAACGTGAGCCCCGCGGGTAGCAGACCGCCTGCCTTGGCGCGTTCGAAGTACGACTCGGTGTCGACGCCGCCCTGCTGCCAAGCCTGCATGAGCTTGAGTGCGTCATCCCACCCGAGCCGCGCCTCGACAAAGTCGCGGTTGAAGGTGACTTCGCAATCTTCGGGATCGAGGTCCATCATGATCGCGGCGTAGTCGAACACCTTGTTCATGGCGGCTTCGGTGTTGTCTACGACTTTCATCATGACACTGGCGTTCTCGCGCGTGCGGAGCCTGACCGCTTCGGCCGTCTCTGCCTCGCCGCCCTTCTGGTGGTGGATGAGTCGGGCGCCAAGCGCCGCCATTCTCTCCTCTTTCGAGACGATGGCCTCGAGTAGCGAGTCCATGGACGTCCCGGAAGCCGACAGCGTGCCGACTTCCTTCACCGTCTCGGGCAGGGTCCAGATGATGCCGCCGCCGATCTCGCGCGGCTTCTCTTGGTCGTTGATCGCGCCGATGATGTAAAAGGTGTCGTGCGCGCCGGCGTACAGGCAATGCTCGTAGTCCGCGCTGTTCACGTAATGCCCGCGGTTGACGTCAACGAGGTCGAGCATCGGCGGCCGTTCGATTTCCGGCTGCAGCGACTTCGGGTTCACGAACACGAACGGGATGAAGTCGATCGGCTTGCCGCGGACAAGCGGGATGCGCTCGACCGGCGGGCGCGCGGGCTTGGTGTATGGGTTGACCGCCGCGCCGGAGTACACGTCGTCTTTGAAGAAGGTCCACTCCTCAACAGCGTAGACCGGGTTGGTGTCGGGGTTCTTGAGCGCGAGGCGCAAGAAGCGTATCGCGTCCTTGTCGTTGACCTTCTCGTGCCCCTCCTCGAGCAACACCATCGTGAGGATGCGCCGGCCGTTGATGAACTCGCGGCGCCAGTCGTAGATGTGCTCGGCGTAGTACTTGCTGACGTAAGCCCGCTGGTCTGGCGACTCGTTCGCCGGCATATCAACAAGCAGCCCCATCCTGCCGACACTGATCACCTCGTCAACGATGGCGTGTGCGAGGATATCCGCGGGCTCCCCGTCGACCGTGAGCGCATCGACCATGCCGGCGTCGATCATTTTCTCGGGAAGCTTGTAGGTCGGGTTCTGCAGGAACGCAACGCCGGTGATCCCTTCGATGGTTCGGTCGATCACCGGGTAAAAGCTGGCTCGCTCCTTGTACGCATCGTACTCCGAGCGGCCTTCTTCGGTTTTCAAGTCCATGCCGGAAGGGGCGGGTAGGTAGAGCGTGCCGTGCAACTTGACCTGATCTGCGCCTTCGCGGAAGTCGCGGATTCTCTGCCACTGGCGCCACCTCATGCCGTAGCTGGTGTGACTGAGGTGCGGGTTGATCGTTAGCGTCGCCATGGGCTCCCCTCGGGTTGCCCGATACTAGCTTAGTTGCACGACACCAATCAAGAACACGCCAACAAGTACCGCCGCGGCGCCGAGCGCGCTGAGGCACATGAACCAGACGAACAGGCGAACGAGTAGCGGGACCGACTTCCATGCGTCGCGCTGCTGGACTACAGGCCGGCCGCGCCGGTAGCGTCGAACTGGCCTTCTCATGAGCTTTTGCATCAGTACGCCCCTTTCGCTTTGATTCTCCCGATTTTGTTTCCGCTGTCCACCCCGATCCGCTTCCAAAGAAGCGCGAGGTAGACGATCACGTCGAACTGGTCATCGTGCCCGGCGTTCGGGTACTTGGTGCACTCGCGGACAAGAGCCGACACCCATGGGGCGCCCTTCTTGACGAACAGCCGGCGCGAGCTGAGGAAGTCCTCGACTCCGTAGAAGCGCAAGTCCTTGTCCTTGTCCGCGTCGATTGGCCTGACCGCCTCGTTCTTCGATTGAAGATTCTTGATCACGCGGCTCGAGAGGAACGCCTTCTCGACCGCAATCCAGTTGATCCCGGTGTTGCGGTTGAACTTTCTGATCTCGTCCTCGTGCGCGCCGTCTTCGTTGACCCGCTCTAGCAGGTCGATCTTCGTGCGGTTCCACTCGTAGACAAACAGGTAGCCGGTCGACTTGTCGCCAGCCGCCGCACCAAGCACCGTGTAGTCCGATCGCTTCTCCTTGGTGAACGCCAAGTCGCCGGCGCCGAACTTGAACAGCTTGTCGGCTTCGATCTCGTAGCCGTCATCTGTAACGAGCAGCAGCTTGCCGTTGACAACCTTCTCGGTGTATTCGCGGAACCAGTCGCGTTTGAACATGCCGCCTTCTGGCGGTGCGGGGCTTTGGTCGAGCTGGCCGCTGGCGCCGTAGGCCCCGAGCGTCTGCCTGAGTTTCGAGACTTCTCCGGCGTCGAACTTGTCCGGCCACAGCAGCTCGCCGGCGGTGGTGCGGTTGTCGTAATACCCGAGCTTTGAGGGCTTCTCTCTGTCCGGGTCGTACTCCATCGGGATCATGAGGTGATCCCACTCCTCGACCGCCGGCTCCGACTCGACTTCACCGAGTACGATGCCCGAGAGGTCGGCCTCGTGAAGTCTTTGCATGATGATGATGATGACGCCCGTCGCTCGGTCGTTGAGTCGCGAATAGAGCGACTCCCGGTAGGCGTGGATGCCTCTTAGCCGTGCGGCGTCGGACCTCGATGCGTCCGCGTTGTGCGGGTCATCTATCAGCAGCGTGTGGCAGCCGTAGCCCGTGACGTTGCCGCCGATGCCGGCCGCGATGCGGTGACCGCGGGCGGTGTTCTGGAACTCCGTCTTCTTGTTCTGGTCCGGCGCGAGCTGGACGTGCGGCCAGTGGCGCCTGTACCAGTCCGAGGTGATGAGCTGCCTCATCTTGAGGTTGTCGCGGGTGGCGAGGTCTTCGCCGTGCGACACGCACAGGAACTGGTGGCCCGGCGACTTCGCCCATACCCAAGCAGGATAGAACACCGAGACTAGAAGCGACTTCATGCACCGTGGCGGGATGTTGACGACAAGCCGCTTGATTTCGCCGCGGTAGGCCGCCTCGAGGTGATCGCAGATGACGCGGATATGCCAGTTGTCTACGAACTCGGTTTCTGGCTCGAGGATCGGCCACCCCTGCCTAACGAACTCGTACAGCGATTCGTGTGCAATCGCGGCGTCAAGTGCGTCCATGTAGTCGGCTACTGGCTGGTTCATGCCGCCCCGGGGCCTTTGATGATCTGCTTCTGCGGGTCGGTGACCTCAGTCTGTTCGAACACCGTGCCGCGAGCCTTGTCCATCCACTCGTGCCGCGTGCGGTGTTCGACCGGCCGGGGCTGCTCTCTCTCCGGCGGTAGGTCGAAAGCGTAGACGTCCGGCTCGCCGGCGATGTTGCGGACAAGTTCTCGTTCTGCGTCGGTGACCGTGACCCGCAAGCAGAGCACCGTCTGATCACTCGAGACGTTGATGTACTCGACGTCTTCACCAACCCCCATGAGCGTGAGCACCGCGCCTGCGTAGGCGTCGAACAGCCTGTCGTTCGTGAGCCGGTAGAACGCCTTGCCGTTCCCGAGCGAAACGCGGCACTCCCACACCGGCCGGCCAAACATGATCGAATCGTAGCGCGCGATGTAGACCGTCACGCTGACAACTCGGCCGTGGACGTCCTTGTACTGGTGGTGGTGGATGTTCCTGACGTCGGCCCGCCGGCTGACCGGCGAGTATAGGGCGCGCTGCTGTGCGATTGAGAGCTTCACCTTCCCCCCTTGGTCTTGTAGATGCGCTTGCCTTTGGCCTCGAGTTCCTTGATCCGGTTGGTCTTGTTGCCCCGGCCGTGGATGGTATCGCGAGGCTTCTTGCGCGGCTCGACCGTGACGACTGTTCTCGACTTGTGGTCGTACACGACGTGGATGCCGTTCAGGGTCAGCTTGTAAGTGACCGCCGGCCAACGTTCGAAATCGCCGCGCCGCGAGAGTTGCGCCTCGATGACTTCAAGAGCCTGCTGCTGGGTGATGCCGCGTTCGGCACAACGCTCGAGCGCGTGGTACGAAAAGGTGACGTTCATGCCGTCACCTCGAGAGTGCCGCCGGATACGAGGTTGCGGAACTGGCGCGCGTGCATCGTGCGCGTCCGCTTCCAGCGCTTGTACTTGTACTCGATGAAGTACCCGGTGACACCGACAACTTCGATGGCGTCGCCGCCTTTGGTTCTCCACTCCTGCCCCGCCTCGAACTCGCCCGTGCGAGGTTCGCCGGCGTACTCGATCCTGATGCCGGCATCACAGACGCCAGTGGTCAGGTAGCGAACCAGCTCAGACAGGGCCCGCTCTTTCTTGGTGTCCGTGGTCCGCAACGTCCCGAGCCCGGGGCTTTCCCATTGGGTCAGGTACAGCCGGTCAAAGCTGACCGTGTAGCCGTGCACGTCGATGATACGCTCGTACTCGCTGTCCATGACGATCTCCTGTTGTGCGGGCCGCCCCACGCGTCCGTTTAGGCGCCGGCCTTGGCTGCGAGCCGCCGGCGTGCTTCATCGCGAAGGTCGAGAAGCTCCGACACGCTGAGCCCCTCGAAGTCCTGTCGCGTTACTGTCGTCTGCTGCTGAATCGGACCACCTTCCGGCCCCGAGTGCTCGAGCGCGACCTTGCGCCCGAACGTCTGCGGGTCAGTCCGCTCGAGCCACCAAGCATGAGCCTGCCATGCCTGCGCGTTCGTGATTCGCCGGATGCTGAGCATCTTGCGCGTCGCGAGCGCCTTTTCTATGGCTGCGCGAAAAGCCGGGTCGCGGTTGGCTGCCGATCTGACACCCGACTCGCTGATTCCGATGTAGGCGCAAGCTGTGGCGATGAAGCCCGAGACTGTCAGCGCCCCGATGAACTCTGCCTTCTTCGCGTCCGTGAACACGCTGTTTGCGCCGGTTGGACGTCCGCGCTTACGTTTTGGCTTTGGGCTTCCCATTGCCTTTTTGCTCCTTGTACCAGAGGGGTACGAACCTGAGCTTCTCAGTGGTCATTGCGTGCAATCTGTCATCGAATTTCGTGTTGATCTCGATGATGGTTGGCGCGACGACTACCGTACCCGTCCGGCAGCATATCAGATTGTGCGTGACCGTGTCCAACAGGCAATCCGCCGGCGGGGTTCCGAGGGGCTTGGGAACCCTGAACTTTCTCGGCAAGTAGGCGAGCTTCGCCTGATGCGCGCTGAGGTGCCCGGCCTTCACCGCTTCTATGATTCGCTTTCTCGCCGTGGCGTGCGCGATGCGGTACTTCGCCATGATCTCAACGCAGCCTAGCCCGTTCTCGACGTCGTTGGCTATCCTGAGCGGGGTTGACTTCACCGACACCATGGCCATTTCCTCCGGCTTCATGACTCCGGTCGCGATGGCCTCGTGGCGCCAGTGGTACAGGGTGGTCCTTTCGATATCGGCATCCCTCGCCGCGTTGACGACTGACTGAGGGTAGTTCTTGAACAGCCGGCCAACGAGCCGCATGAACTCGCGCCGCTGATCGGCGTTCTCGAACTTTCGCCTGACCCCGCATTGCTTCCGAGGCCAGTCGCGGATGCGCCGAATCGCCCGCTCCCCTTCCGTCTCTTTCACGATTGCGCCTCCCCGTTTGCCGGCGTCATGGCTTCGACGCGGGCGCGCTCGGCGTCCCGGCCCGGTATTTTGATCCCGGCCTTTCTGGCGAGCTTGACAACGTGCCCGACGGCGCTTTTGGAGCACTTGAGACGCTCTGCGATGGCCCGGTAGGTATCCGAGGTGTTAAGCAGCTCCGCGAGGATCGCGAGCGTCCGATTGTTGGGCTTCCCGCCGGCCGGCATCCGGTAGTTCTCGCGGACGATTGCCAGCTCAACAACCCGGGGGCTGACCCCGAACTCCTTGCAGGCTTCCGAGTGAGTGTGCCCGCGGTCGATGAACTCGACGATCGCTTGGCTCTGCCGGCGTTTCTTCTCGTGCCCGACGATGAGCCCGTTCTCGATGCAGGCGGCGTGAACTCGGCTGTACGATACCCTGAAATGCACCCCGGCCTCGGCGATGGTGCAGCCCGTTTTCCGAACGTAGTCGGCTATCTTCTTGCGCTCGTCGCGCATTTCCGCGTGCGTTGCCATGACTAGCTCCCCTTGGGTCGTGCTGCGTGGTAGGTGGGAATGGTTCGGACGTAGTACAGCATGTCCTCGATCTCGTCTTCCGTGAATTGGTGGTTCCGGGCTTCTGGCTCCTTTGACCCGTCGGTGAAGTCGCGGTCGAGCCCGATCTCAAACACGACGTGGCCATGGCTCGGCTTGTACCCGTACTCGAGCCATCCGAACTGGCCAACAAAGCTGCCGTAATCCTTGATGAAGGGGCGCCTTGCGCGAAGGTTCTTCAGGCCGTGGGCGATATCGTCGGCCGCGGCGTCGATGACGCGGTCGCGCTCGCCGAAACAGGCGTCGTAGTTCCCGTAGACCGCGATGAACCGCCGCGCCCGGTTGATGCGCTCGACGTCAAGCCCCGCGAGTAGCGCCGCCCTTTCGTGGAACAAGCGCTTCCGCTCGGCATAGAGCTCGATCTTCCGCCTTGTGTGCCGGCGCACTTCTTCGTTGACCGCCTCGAGGATTTCAGTGATCTGGACCTCTAAACTGGCAAGACTGACCTGTCGCTTTTCCATGGCTAATCTTTCCGTTGACGAAACAAGGCAGTTGGGGCGTGCTCGCCCCGCGTGCTTCATGCCGTCATGACTACGAGACAGGTGTTGACGTTCGTGCCGGAGCTCGAGAACGAGCCGGCCGGCAAGTCTTCGATGTAGCCGCACGACTCGATTCGCTCGCGCAGCTCGCGGTACTTCCGGTCATTCCTGAACTTGATGCTCGAGGGCATCACCGCGACAAGCTTGCCACCCGGGAAAAGCCGGTCGTATGCCGCCGACACATGCTCGCAGGCGAGACGGAACGGCGGATTCATGATCACCTTGTGCACATTCTGCTCCGGTGCCGCGGCGAGCCAGCTCTCGAACGTCATCACCGCGCAGTTGATCATCAGGCGCAGGATGCGCGCCGCGTTCACCTCGTTCGGCTCGACGACAATCAGGTCGCCGAGGTTGAAGCCGAGGTCGCGGGCTCTGGCCTTGATCGCGATGGCCAGCGCGCCGCGGCCGGCGGACGGTTCAAGAACGAAGTCGCCGGCGGTCAGGGACGCAAGTGTGACCATCTTCTCGGCTACATCCGGCGGCGTCTCGTAGAACTCGATCAGCTTCTTCTCGTTCGTGTACTGGCCCGTGTTGATGATGTTGTCGATGCGGTCGCGCAGCTCGGTAGGCGTGAGGTCGAATAGGTGCGCCTGCACCTTCCCGCCCTTCCACTTCCCGCCCATGGCGGTCAGCACGTCGTTGAGCTGCTTGTACTCCGAGCGGTCGAGCTGGCGGTCGTACTTCAACAGCCGGCTCCCTTCTTGCGTCATGCTCGAGAGGATCGCGAGCACGTTGTCTGGGACTTGCTTTGTCGCCTGCATGCCTTTTCTCCTGTGTTGGTCAATCTGCCGGTTTACATCACGCCGGCGCCGTGAAGGTACTTGATCATCGACTGGCGCTCCGCCTCGTACAGCGTTGCAACCAGCTTGGCGACCCGGAGCGCAACCTCGCGGTGGCCCTTGCTGCCCTTGCAGAGCGTCTCGAGCGCCGCGTCGAAATTGCCGGCCTCGACAAGCGCCCGAGCGGCGTCGTACTGCACTTGAAAGCCGCCGGTTGCCTTCGTGGGCTTCTCCGGCTTGGGTGAAGGTGTCGGCGCCGGCTCGCCTTGTGCCGCGACCTTCGTAGCGGGCTGCTTTTCGGGAGCCGGAAGTCGGACCATCCTGCAGCGCTGGTCGGTGGTCGCGACGAAATGAGCATCGTCGCGCCGCTCGATTTCAACAAACTCCTTGCCGTTGTGGCGGAACGTTTTCCAGACGACGAGCCGGCCCTTGCACGACTTGCAGTGTCGCGTCAGGAACCTCGAGCTGCCGTCGGTCGAGCGCTGGACTACGCGCTGCGTGAGCGTGAAGTCCTTCCCGCAGCCGCATACTACCTTGTGAGCAAGCTGGCCCTTCGGCATCGCGTTGAGGGTGTCGTAGGTGTGGAACCTTTCGGGCGCCTTCCCGAACGCGCGCATGACGCCCTTCCAGAGCGGCCCGTGCCCGCACTGCTTGCGGTACTTGTGGTTGGCGACGATATGCGCGACCTCGTGCGGCACAGTCTGCGTGATGGCGTCTTCGAAGTTTTCGCCGCAGAGCACCGGGTTGAAGTTGAGCTCGAACAGCCCGAGCTGGATGAGCGTCGTTGCGGTCGCTGCAGCTCTGCCCTTCTTGGTGAACTTGATCTTGACTGTCCCGACGGGAATCTTCCTGTCCGGGGGAAGCAGCTCGTCGTTGGCAATGGCGAGATAGCGGCGGCACTCGCTGGTAATCTTTTCCATCTGTTCAAGCGTAAGCACTGGCCTCTCCTGTGGTTGTGTGAGCCGGGCGTCCGTTCCCGACTCGCACACACTCTATGGCGGATTTCTCGCTGTCCAATCATTTCCCGGTTTTTTATTTGAGTCTGGCCCCTACTGCGATGGCGCGGGCGGTGGCGGCCGGCGTCTTCGCCTTTTTGCCGGCGTGCTCGAGGCGCAGGACGATGTGATCGAGCTCGTTCGTCTGCTCGCTGTCGAGACGATGGAGCCGGTAGCCGTGCTCCTCGGCGATGAACTTCGCGTTCTGCCAGATCGCGGGGCTGCTCCACAAGTCTTCAGCTACAACGCCTCGGAACTCGATCTTGGCTTCGTACTGCAGGTGCTCGTTCATGACTTCTCCTGTGGTTGCCTAGCACTCGTACTTGACACCATCGACGGTGATGGTTCTCGGCTTGCGTGAGTACAGCGCGTTTGGGTTGAACTTCTCGAGCATCCCGAGCCGCGCCATGAGCTCGAGCCACCGCTTGCGGCGCGCGCCGCTTCCTTGAATCCAATCGGTATCGACGATCATGGTCAGCTCTTGGTCAAGTGCATCCCGTTGCGCCGGCGTGAGTTCATCGTGCCGGCCATCTAGCAAAAGGTCGATGGCCGTGACCGCGTCCCGCTTTTCTTCTTCCGACCAGTCGTCATTGTCTTCGATCATTTCTCGGCGGTACCCGAGCTCCTCTGCTACTTCGAAGTGAATCTCAATCTTCATGGCTGGCCCCTGTGGTTGGCGGGCGTCCGTCCCGCGATGAACTCACTCTCACCCGCACCGGCCGGGCAGTCGAATCAAAACCCCCTTTTTTGTGAGGTATTTTTTCGGCTGCGTGGTTGCCTTTATAGGCTTCTTGAAGCCTCTCGGTGGTAGTTCGGGTAGCTCTGGTTGCGGCCGTGGCGCCCGGCGGGGCGTGGTGCGGCGTGGCGCCTATTCCGGCGGCGTCCAGTCGGCCCGATTGCCCCGTTTGAGGTGGTTCTCGACAATGGCAGGTGTCCCGAACGTCGAGCCCGGAAGGTGGCGGGTGATGTAGGCGACGACTGCCTGCAGGTAGAACGCGTCATCCCGGCCGGCGACTCGCAGCGCCGCGTGGACGTCGTTCTCGAGCACGCGAAGCAGGAACTCGCCCGGGGCGACCCGCTCGCGCACATACTTCTCGAGCTGGTGGCGGTGTTCGTAGGGGCAGTCTCTGTCTGTCTGCCGGCCGGGCCATTTTGCTTGCGCGTACAACCGTAGGACGTGGAAGTCCTCGCGCGTGATTCTGACCTCCCCGCCATCTTCAACTGCCGATTGCAGGATCGCCGCGAGCGCGTCATTGCTGGTCGCCATCTTCTATCCTTTCGCAGATTACGATGCGGTGTCCATCCACAAGCAGCTGCAGGTGGACGTCGAGTTCCCGCGTCGGGAATGAGCACTTCTTGGTTCCGGCCGGCGTTTCACCGAGCTCGAGCCGGCACGCGTGCGCGACCGTGACAGCGTCGGCGGCGTAGCACTCGTAGCGGTCGCCGATCTGGAACAGCAGCAGCGCGCCGTCGTACTTATCCTTCGCCTCGAGCCATGATCGGAGCGGCTCGCTCATGACGCACCGACCTTACTGGATGGGAACGCTCCGCCAACCCATGCGTCGAGCCGGTACCTGTGCGGCTCGGCCAACCACCGCATTTCGTCGAACTCGCTCCGGTCGCAGACCCGTTGAATCCAGTGGCCAAGCCTGACTAGGTCGCTGTGATTGAACACGCTGGGCATCGCCGGCGGCGGCTCAAGTTGAGTTTCGCGAACCGTGACCTCGTCGCCGATCAGGTCGTGCCCGGTGTCGCCGGCGTTGCTCGCGCCAACAAGCACGCAGTAGAACGTCTCGAACTCGTCATCATCGTCGACTGAGACAATCTGGCCCCGGAACTTCTCTCCGTGGTGATCGGCGCCAAGGTAGGTGACGACTACCGCGTCGCGCCTGCTGTACTTCGCCATGGCTACCGGCTCCTTTCGATCATGCTGCTCCACGCCCGGGCGAACATCAGGTCGAGCGCCCCGTCGCTGCTGTCGCGGATTCCCGACCAATCTCCGCCGCACGTCCCGAGCCCGCGGCCAAATCCATCGGCCAAGTCTTCGAAGCTGGTGCCGGATTCGAAAGCGGCCCTGATCAACATGAGCCTGAACTCGGCTCGGCACAACATGCCCCGGCTGTCGCGGTACTGCAGGCTTCCCGGGTTCTCGATCTTCACTTCGGAAATCATGGCTGGCTCCTGTGGTTGGTGGCGTCCGTGAGAGTTAGGCGTTCTGCGGCCCGCAAGCCTTGAGAGCCGCGTGGGCATCGCGCAGGGTGCCGAGAGTGCGGCCACCAACTCCGATCTTCCACTCGAGATCGTGGCGCACACCTTCCCAGCAGGCCGCTTCTTCGATCTGGTACATCCGCATTTCGCGGACAGCGCCGCGGGCAAGCTCGGTCGCCTTGCGCTCGAGCTGTTCGAACGTTTCGTCCCACGCCTGCAGCTTGCAGGCGGCTGCGAGTTCGCTCGTCGTTTCCATCAGCTCGGCAGCGCGGCGGTAGTAGTAGTCGACGAACGACTTCACGATGCCGGCCTGTCGGATTTCCCGGCCGCGAGCCGCGAGCCTTTCGGCGTTGGCGTATCCCGGGTTCTTGATGGCGTCGGCAAAGCTGTCGGTGGCGCCCTTGACGAGCCCGTCAATGTAGCGCTGAACCCTGTCCTCGATGTAGTCGACTTCCCACTGTGCCGCGCTCAGGATGTTCGCGAACTTGGTGCGCGCCGGCGTGTTCTTGACGCCGGCGGCGTACTGCTCGAGAGCCGCGAGCGCTTCCTTCTGGGTGCCGGCTTCTTTCTTGTAGTTGTACGCGCCGATTTCGGCCCGCCACTTGCGCCCGTCGCTGGTGATGGTGGCGGGTACCCCGACCCCGACGTTGCCGAACATGCCGGCGGCGACATACTGCACGGTGCGGGTCTTGCCTTCGGTGGAAGCGCTGACTTTGGTAAGCGTAAGCATGGCTGGCTCCTGTGGTTGTGTTGTTTGAGAGGCGTCCGTTCCCCTCGACGCACAGACTCTCACCCACACCGGGCGGGCAGTCCAGTTTTTTCCGCCTAATTTTTCCGGTTTTTTTTTGCTGCCCGCGAGAGCGTAGAAGTGCGCTCTCCACGGCAATCAGAACATTTTCGTCTGCGGCGGGGGCTCATTATCCGAGCCGCCGGCGGGGTGTTTGTTGTCCCACGAACGCCACACCGCCTCGGCCTCGGCCTTGAACTCAGTATGAGTAGGAGCCGGCTCGAGCTTGCTGCCCTCGTCGACGAAATGAGCGTAGCCGCGGCCCATCTTCTTCCCGCGGTGGGTGTGCTTGTCGAGCGCCTCGTCGGGAATCGGCGGGCGCACCTTCTTCTCGATATCGTCAATCACGACCGCGATGATTTCGTCGCCCGAACGGGACTTCTGCGCCTTGCACAGCGCAAGGACCGCGTTACTGACCCCGAGGCGCCATCCGTGGTTTTTCTTGGCGTAGAGTTCGGCCGCGAAGTTGATCGCTGACAGCGCGTGCTGGACCGCGACCGGGTCGCCGATGCCGACGTCCTCGAAACAGATCACTTTGGTCCGCGTGACCATCGCTGCGAACCAGCCGGCGGTTTCCATTTCGAAAGCCCATCGAAGCGCGAGCCGCGGTTGATTGCGGCGGATCGCCTTCTGGAAAGCCGACTGCACTTCCCACACGTTGTAACCGGAAATCGTGGTGTCGCCCATGGGCTTCTCCTGTTGTTTGCGGTGATGCGTCCGTAACTCTCACTACCACGCCGGCGGGAGCGTGTAAAGTCTTTCCTTCTAACGAGTTGAGGCGATATCCGAGCGGCGTTTGACGCGGATTGCCATGTTCAAGCTGCCGCGCTCCTTCGCCTTGTCTACGCTGAGGTACTGGCCCCATTTCTTGCGAAGCAGTGCCGTGCAAGCCTCGTTGGTGGCGCCCGTGCGGATTCCTTGATTGCCGCCCTTGCCAGTGAACACCGCCCCGAAGTCGAAATAGAAGCGCCGATCGCATAGCGTGATGCGCTCGTTTAGCAAACTCTGCATGGTGAGGTCGATATCCTCGCCCCGCTCGAGGCGCGCGTCGAACCTGACCGTGCGGCCGATGACGCCGAAGGCGCCGGCCGACGGGATCACGAGCCCGAGCGGGTCACCTGTGTTCAAGTACATCGGGTTCGGGTTGCGCTGCCAGCAGAACACTGCGAGCTCGAGGTCGCGCGCAACGTTCCACGCGTTGCGGATGATGCGGTCGATTGCGTCGGACTCTGTGATGCGTCGAACCTTGCGGCCAACCAAGCAGTTCACGCCGCTGAGGTCATCGTCGATCATGCAGACGTCGCCTTCGATGTTGTCGAGAATCCAGTTGCGGATGTGGGCGATGTTCTTGAGCGGCGGATGTAGCGCGAGCTTGGCGCCAGTGCCGGCGATGGCCTTCGCGTACTGGTCCCGCTCCGACTCGTCTACGCAGATTGTGGCCGTCGGCAGCAGCGAAAGAAGCCGCTCCATGTTGCCGGCTCGCGCCCTCGAGGGGACTACGACTGTGAGGTCACTCGCCATTGATCACCGCTATCACCTTCTTCGCATCGACCGCGCGGCCGAGCCCGATCTTCCGCCGGCCGACAAGCGGCGACACGTTGCGCTTCTCGATGCCGAACTTCTCGCAGAGCCACTCCCAATCCATCGTGTTGCGCGCGAGCACGACGATGTAATCGTAATGCTCGAAGGGCTGCAGCTCCATTTCGGGTGGACCGCCGGCGTCATTCTGCGCCAGGCCCGCACCGCCGGCGGCGTCGCCATCTTGCGCGGCGATTTCATCGAGCCGGAGCGACTCGTACAGGTCCGGCATTGCCGACTCGATCTCGGCGACGATCGCATCGACGTCCGCGGTGAAATGGCCTTGTATCCCGGGGTTGTTGGCTGTGAGGTTCGCGGCTCGCTCGGTGTCGGCGTCCCAATCGACGACACGAACCGGAAACTCGTCATCACCGTGGACGAACCGGGGCGGGTCCGTGAGGAACACCGCCCCTGATTCCTTGAGAACGTCTACCCGCTGGTGGCCTGCGACAAGGTGCCCCGTCCTGCTGTTCCAGACGATGCCCGAGAGGTCGCCGAACTCCTCGACCGACCGCGTCAGGCCATGCTTGGCTGCCGGGTCGATTTCTCGAGGATTGTACGGCGCCGGCTGCAGATCATCGGCCGACTTGAGCCGGCGGAGCTTCCCTTGCTTGGCCATGGCTTACGCCTCCACTTCGACATTCTCGTCTTCGAACGCCATGTCCTTCTGCGAGTCGGCGAACTCGATGCCAACCGACTCCTCGATGGCCATGAACAGCGCCGTGAACTCGTCCGGCGTGAGCCTGCGCGCCGGCACGAACTGGTACTTGTGACTGCCGCTCTCGTCGCTCGCTTCGGCATACGACACCGACTCGAGCAGCTTGCCGTCGGCAGTCAGGCCGACCTTGCCGCCGATGGTGAGTGTAGCGAACCGCTCGCGGCGTGTCGCGGCCTTCTCGGTTTCGGACGTCAAATCCTCGTCCGCCTGCGAGAACTCGATCTTGATGCCGCTCGCCTTGTCGGTCTTCCGCTTGCCGGTGATCGCCTCGAAGATCCAGTTGACTGAGAACTTCATTGTAGCATCCTTTCTGAC